CGATTTCTTGGCATCCATGGGGCCAAGCTATATGGCTGCATTGGCTGCATCTACACTGGGGGATCTGTCGGAAGACAGGGAGGAAGGTGAGACGGATGAGGATTATATAGAGCGCATTACCCAAGAGCGGCTGGCCGCGCAGGAAGAACCTGCCGTTGCGGCACCACAGCGCTTATTACAAGCAGAGCTATCCTATCAGTCGCCGTTTGAAACAGAAGAGCCGGTCAAGTTAGCCTTTGGCGGATTGCCATACAAGCCTTCTGCCCTGCTGCCCTCTGACGTTAAGACGAAAGTAGCCACCGCGCAGCAGGAGTGGGACGCGTATAACAAGGCAGCAGCAGATTACAACAGACGGGTGGATGAGTACAACAATTTGTTGAATCAATATAACTCGGCGTTCGTTCAATACCAAGGCGAGCCTGTTACTTATTATGCCGCGGGCCGCGGTAATATTACCCCGACAACCTCTCAAAGAGGCTTGCCTTCTTTTCATGTCTCGCAGCAGGGTAAGACATATACCCCTGTGGATGTAGGCGGCGGTAATTTCTTGGTCCGCACGGGCGAGTTCATGAAGATGGCCGCGCCCCGCGAGCCGGGTGGCGGCCCAAGCCAGCCGTCGTCTTCTGCAGAACAAGTGCAGGCCGCAGTGGATCTAGCCAAGGCAAAGCAGCGCCGATTGCAGTTTGTCTATGACGTTTTGGAAGACCCGGAAAGGTACAACCTGTCCATTCCGAAGTTGTTTGCAGAGGGCGGGTATGTAAAGCGCGCAGACGGCTCCCCTGTCTATGGCGAGATAACTACCGGTGAGGTAACGCCAGATACCCGCGCTGCACTGTCCTTGCCCCAAGGTTTATCTGCTTCGGATGCATTTAATACACTGCGCCGTATATATGGCGAAGGTATGTCTAATCTTGAGACAGGTTTACGCGCATCTACTGCAGCTATTCCCGGTATGGTGGGCGATATTGGTCAGGCGTTTAATATCCCTTATCTTCGCCGCGCACCGAGTACCGAGGAGTTATTACAGCGCTTCCCGCAGCGCGTAACACAAAGAACGGCAGAAGCACCGGGGTTCGAGGAACTCGGTTCTTCTTTACCGCTACCTATCCCGCCTTCCATGATTAAAGGCACAGCCAAAGCAATGATGGCAGGATTAAAGGCAGCAAGTCCCACTGTGGAGACAATCAGGGATGTTGGCCCAGCGGTGGAGGCAACAGTTAGTAAGGTAGCCCCTGCTGCTAAGCCTATGAGCGTGGTGGAGCAAACTACGGCTACTGTGGCAGAAGGCATGCGTCCGGCTGATCAGATGTTTGTTAGCAAGGTGGATGATTTCATAACTGGGCAGAAAAATCCGGTGACCAAGCAACAGTTGCTTGGGCAGATGCGCGGCAAGTTCAGGGATTATGAGATAGGGCGCGTGGAACAAGCGCTTGCTGATCTGCCGGATACTGCCAAGATCCTGCCGCAGGATTTATCTGCTCGCGTATCAAAGACGTACCCTACGTCCAACCTGCGCACTACTATTATTGAGCCGAAGAAGTACGGCTTGCACAATACGATGGATAACCCCTACGGGGAGCGCTTGGTAGGCTCGGTTAATTTGAGTTTGCCTGTTGCAGAGCAAGCCAAGGAGCTATCCAAGAATGCGGAGTTTGCAGAAACAGTGCTTGCTTCCGCGTTTAGGGGAGACGTTAAATCTCCAGAACTGAACACAGCGATAGATTTCTTGGAAAAAGAAGGCTTGTCGTCCAATTACAAAGGTGTTATGGACGCGCTTAAAAAGGTAAAAGTTGGGGTAAAGAAACTAGACAATGATCGAGCAGCTATTGATGACCTGTACAAAGGCGTTAGCTATCCAACACTCCATTCAAAGTTTGACGATATCTGGCAGTCTTTAAACAAAAAATACCCTACTCGTTCTTTTGAAGAACGGCGAGCCTTGGCTAGGGAAGAGTTGCTAAAAGAAACTCAGAAGGCGCTGAAATCCATGAATATCCCTATTCCAAAAGGCATGGATATCAATTCAGAGGCGTTTAAGACCTTCGTAAATGAAACGGCAGCGCTTAAGCTATCTGGGCTAAAGGACGAGTTTTATCGTTCGGCGAAGAAGTTTGAAGATGCGATTAAAGAAGAAAGAGTCGCTCTAAACCAAGAACTTAGGAAAAAAAGGGTTTACTACGGCCAGCACAAAGGAATCGCTCCTGAAGGCGAGAACGTAGCCTTTAGCCGATTTGTTGATCAAGAAACGACGTTACCGGATATAGGTAAGGCAAAAGTAATGCACTTTCTTGAGTTGCAGTCGGACCGTCTTGACGATTTGTTGAAGACTGGAGCAAGAGGCGGAAGCAAAGAAAAGGATTTGGCAGAAGTTGCCAGCATGTCTTCGCGCATTAAACAGCTTACTTCGGATCCCAAGATAAAAGAGGGCGTAGATAAGCTTGTGGATTTGGAGTCTAAATCATTTGCATCCCCACTTCAAAAATCTGAAGCTATCCAATCTGTTCTCAATCGTTATCCAGACCAGAAGAAGGAATTGATTGAGTTCTTAAAGCTCTCAGATAGGGAATCCAAGCTCAGAGCTAGAGCCAGATTTGGGGAGTACAGGTTAGAAGAGGCTTTCGCTGGTATGGAGAAGTCTCCACAGGTCGTTCAGCAACTGATGATCAAGAACGCCATTGGTGCAGCTATGCAGCGTGGGGTGAATGTAATCACCTTCCCCGGCAAAGAGTCAGCGCAAGCGCAGTTGTACGAAAAGCTGCCTGCAAACCTAAAGCAGGTAGTAAAAGATTTAGGCCCCGGCTTCGAAATTCGTCCTATTGAACTATATGACGGGCTAGGCACCGTGTATACCCATCCCGGCCTTGTATGGGACGACAAGACAGCACAGAGGATATTGAAAGAGGGTATCCGCTTTAATAAAGGCGGCATGGTGGATAAGAACGATCTAGATTACGCAAGATACATCTAAGGAATAGATATGCCAATCGAACGCGACACAGGGGCCCCTCAGGGCAATATGCTGGATATCGAGGTAGATGCCGAGGGTATGCCTGAGATCGAGATAGAGATCGACGAAGAAGGTGGCGCAACCGTCAGCATTGAGGAAGAGGAAAACGAGGTTGATTTTTACGCCAACCTCGCAGAAGTCCTGCCTCCTGATGTTCGGGCAAAGATATCTGATGACCTCATGATGCTGTATGAGGCGGATGTAACTTCCCGTGCCGAATGGGAAAAGATGTACGCCAAGGGCATGGATATGCTGGGCATGAAGATAGAGGAGCGTACCAAACCATTCCGTGGCGCATCGGGCGTGTTCCATCCGCTGTTGCAAGAGGCAGTCGTTCAATTCCAAGCACAGGCATTGAAAGAACTAATGCCTGCTGAAGGTCCGGTTAGAACACAGGTTCTTGGCAAAGAAACGCGGGAAAAGGTCATGCAGGCCGCGCGCGTTCGCGACTTCATGAATTACCAGATCACCACGGTAATGCAGGAGTACACGCCTGACTTTGATCAGATGCTGTACTACGTCGGTTATGGCGGCTCGGCGTTTAAGAAGGTGTACTACGATATCAACTACAAGCGCATGGTTAGCGAGCTTGTACTGCCGGATAACTTGTACATCCCATACAACGGTTCTTCCGTCATGAGCAAATGCGAGCGCATCACGCATCGCATCCCTATGTCCACCAATTTCTACCGTAAGTCGGTAGTAGCTGGGCAGTATCTTGATACAGCGCAAGCGTCGCAGGACTTGGATAAGTCAGATATCAAGGAAGCCAAGGATAAGGCTACAGGCGTAGAGCCCTCTGGGGATGAGGAAGAAATCTATTTGCTGGAGTTCCATATTGATTACGACTTGCCCGGATTTGAGGACAAGGACGATGAGAATAAGGAAACAGGCATCAAGCTGCCGTACATCATCACGGTAGATGAGACAACCAAGACGGTTGTTGGCGTTCGGCGTAACTGGCAGGAAGGTGAGAAATCTTCGCGCCGTGAGTATTTCATCCATTATCTGCTGGTCCAAGGCCCGGGTGCTTATGGCTTGGGCTTTTTGCATTTGATCGGCAGCTTGTCGCAAAGTGCAACTTCTTCTCTGCGCCAGTTGATTGATGCGGGTACGTTTGCCAATCTGCCCAGTGGCTTTAAGGCCAAGGGTGCGCGGATAGAGAACGATGATGTGCCGATTGCGCCGGGTGAGTGGCGCGACATGGATGCAGGCGGTATGGAGTTGACCTCCTCGATGTTGCCGCTGCCGTACAAGGAGCCAAGCCAAACACTGTTCCAATTGTTGTCTTTCTGTGTGGATGCTGGCCGTCGCATGGCATCGATTACGGATTTGCAGGTGGGCGACAGCAATCAGAATGCTGCAGTGGGCACAACTATTGCGTTGTTGGAGAAAGGCTCTGCGGTGATGTCCGCTGTTCACAAGCGGCTGCACTATTCGCAGAAGCTGGAGTTCCAGCTTTTGGCAAAAGGTTTTGCGGAGTATTTGCCGGATGAATATCCGTATGACGTTCCCGGTGAGAGCCGTAAGGTCAAGCGCACAGACTTTGATGACCGCGTAGATGTCCTGCCGGTAGCGGATCCGAATATTTTCTCTGTGGCGCAGCGTATTACGATGGCGCAAACACAGTTGCAGTTAGCGCAGAGCGCGCCTCAGATGCACAATTTATATGAGGCATATCGCCGCATGTATGAGGCTATTGGGGTGCGGGATATTGACTCCTTGCTAAATAGCCAAGAGGTGGATAAGCCAAAGGATCCGGCAAGCGAGAATGCGATGGCTTTGGATGGCACGAAGCTAAAAGCGTTTGCTGGTCAGCAGCATGATGCGCACATCATGTCGCATATTTTGATGGGCCTGTCCCCTGTGGTGGCGGCGATGCCAATGGTTGGTGTGACGTTGCAAAAGCACGTCTTTGATCATATCCGGCTAAAGGCGGAGGAGTTTGTCGAAGCGGAGCTCTTTAAGCAATATGGCACTGATCCGGAGCAGTTGGTATCTGCCTTGCAGCGTGAGGCAATGGTTGCCTTAAAGGTTGCGGAGTTCTATCAGCAGGCCAAGCAGTTGCAGGAGCAGTTATCCGGCCAGCCACAGCCTGATCCGTTGGTGGAATTGAAGAAACAGGAGCTTGCACAGAGCGCGCAGCGCGATCAATCACGCAATCAGCTTGATACTGCCAAGATGATGCTGGATCAACAACGCGAGCAGAACGATGTAGCGATTGATCAAGCGCGATTACAACAGGCACAGCAACTAGCGGCAGAGAAAAACGTGCTCAGCTTGATGAAAATGAGTCAGGGAGGCGGAAAAAATGCGCAACAACCCAAATAAGTTTCTAAAAAACAAACAAAAGATGCAAAAACCGGTGAGGAAAAGCCCAAAAACGGCTATTTCTGAGCCGCGAGCGCAGTATGTATACAGAAAAGACGCATTTAAAAAGGTAAAAATTACGTAAGAAGCTGTACTTTTCATAACAACCGTGCATAATTTGCACGTAGCCCACAGACGGGGCGTAATTTTGTCTGCTTTCTTGGAGTAATCCATGCTTGAATTCGTTGAAAGCTTGAAAAAGCGTCTACGTTTACTGCGTTCCGACACAGAGGGGATGATTTTGTCCGGTTCTGTGCGGGATATGGAGCAGTACAAGTTCTTACAAGGCCGTCTGGAAGGCTACAGGTTTGTCGAAAACGAGATAAATGCTCTTTTGAAAAACAATCCTGACCTAAAAGAGGATCTTTGATGGAAATGACTGCGCTAGAAGCCAAGTGGGCGACTGAAGAGGCGGAAAGAGAGCCTACTTTGGAAGACGCTTACAATGAAAATGGCGATTTGGAGACGGAAAACATTGATCAGTCCGTTTTTGATCGCATTCCTAAGCCTACCGGCTGGAGAATTGTGATTCTCCCGTACAGAGGCACCAAAAAAACCAAAGGCGGCATAGTTTTGGCAGATCAGACGCTGGAAAGACAGCAACTGACCACTGTTTGCGGCTATGTGCTGGGCGTTGGAGAACTCGCTTACAAAGACGAAATCAAATTCCCCTCCGGGCCTTGGTGCGCCAAGGGCGATTGGGTGATTTTTGGCCGTTACGCAGGCGCGCGCATCGGTTTGGACGACGGAGAAATCCGTATCCTGAACGACGATGAAATATTGGCAACAATCCAGAATCCTAAAGACATTCTGCATATGTAAGGAGGCCGTATGGCAAACACAGTACCTGATAGCCAATTGGAGTTTGACCTCGGGGAGGGCGAAGTAGCCACCGATGTTGAACTTCCGGAGTCGCAACAAGAGGCCTCTTCTGAGCCAGAAGAGTCTGCTGTCGAGGCTCCTGAGACAACCGAAACCAAAGCGCATAGTGAGGAATTAGACACCGTAAGTGAGGCTGTTCAGAAGAGAATTGCCAAATTAACGGCGAAAATGCGCGAAGCGGAGCGCCGCGAGCAGGCTGCTCTGGAATATGCCCGAGGTGTTCAGGCACAAGCGCAACAACTGCAAGAGCGGTTGATCGTTACCGACCAAAGTCGGATGACCGAAGCCAAAAGCCGCCTTGATACCGAACAAGCCACTCTTCGTGCCATTATTAGAAAGGCAAGAGAAGAGGGGGATATCGAAACCGAGACGCAGGCCACTGAGCGCCTTGCTGAAGCCCTGTATGAGCAGAAGCAACTGGCTCAATATATGAGCCAGCAAGAAGGGCAGCGCGCCGCTCCTCGGCAAGAGGTACAACAGCCGGTGCAGCAGCCGGTACAACAGCCGGTTCAGCAGCAACAGCGCGCCCCAAGTCCTAAGGCGGACGCTTGGGCAGCTAGGAATCCGTGGTTTGGTCAGGACAGGATGATGACGTATGCGGCATGGGGTATCCATGCTGATTTGGTTGGGGAGGGGATTGATCCCGAATCAGATGAGTACTATACTGAATTAGACAACAGGGTTCGGAAGGAGTTTTCCAACCGGTTCCCGTCCGAAAATCAGAGGCAACAGCGTTCCGCGCCTGCTGTTGCACCTGCATCCCGTAGTTCCGGGGTAAATAGTGCGCGCCGTTCGGTTAGGCTAAGTCCTAGCCAAGTTGCCATTGCAAAGAAACTGGGCGTTCCGTTATCGGAATATGCCAAGTATGTGAAGGATTAAATCATGACCCAAGAAAAGCTCGTTATTGATCGCGCTCCTCGTTCCACTCGTGAAAAGGAGACGCGCCGTAAGCCTTGGACACCTCCTTCACGGCTTGATGCGCCCCCTGCCCCTCCCGGCTTTCAGCATCGTTGGATTCGCGCTGAGGTCAACGGATTCCAAGACAAACAGCACGTTTACGGACGGCTTCGTGAAGGCTACGAGCTAGTGCGTAACGAAGAGCTCCCAGAGGACTACCGCGACACGCTGCCTACCATTGAAGATGGTAAGCATGCTGGCGTGGTTGGTGTTGGTGGCTTGCTGTTGGCAAGAATTCCGAACGAGACTCTCCAAGAGCGAAATACGTTTTATCGTCGGAAGGCACAGGATCAGATTCAAGCAGTGGACAATGAGATGATGCGTGAAAACGCTCACTCATCGATGCGTATTGAGGCCCCTCAGCGTAGTAGTCGTACTACCTTTGGTGGTCGCTGACCTTTTACCTTCTTAGGAGCTATACATGGCAAACGTAGACAAAGCCTATGGTCTACGTCCGCTGGGTAACCTGTCCGCCACTGGCGCACAAAAGCAGTATGGTTACATCATTGCGGACAACCAATCGGGCGCTATCTATCAGGGTGACCTTGTTACCCTCGTTGCAGGCTACCTTGTTAAATACGTCAGTGGCACTCATGCCACCGCTGTTGGCGTATTCAACGGTTGTAGCTACATCGATCCCACCTCCGGCAAGCCGACTTGGAAAAACTATTATCCGGGTTCGGTGAACATCACAACGGGTCAAATCGTTGCTGATGTGCTGGATGATCCCAATCAGCTTTATGTCATCCAAGCGGATGAAGATGTTGTTCAGGCTGATATTGGTCAGAATGCTGCAGTTACCGCTACTGCAGGTAGTTCTGTAACGGGTGTTTCTGCGATGGAACTGGATTCGTCCACCATCCTGACCACCAATACTCTGGTCCTCAAGATTGTCGGTCTGTACAACATTCCCGGCAACTCTCTGGGGGAGAACTTCACCCAAGTCGTCGTAAAGATCAATGCGCATCAATACGGCAGCATTGGTGTTGCTGGCCTGACCAATAGGAGCTAAGACATGGCTATTTCACGTTCGCAACTCGTAAAAGAGCTAGAACCCGGCCTGAACGCTCTGTTCGGCATGGAGTATAACCGTTACGAGAATGAGCATGCAGAAGTTTTCGCTATCGAAAGTTCTGATCGTGCGTTTGAAGAAGAGGTAATGCTCACCGGTTTCGGTGAGGCACCGACGAAAAACGAAGGTGCTGGCGTTAGCTACGATTCTGCACAGGAATCGTTCACTGCCCGTTACACCCACGAAACCATTGCACTGGCGTTTGCACTGACCGAAGAGGCCATCGAGGACAACCTCTATGACCGCTTGGCAGCGCGTTACACCAAGGCACTGGCCCGTTCGATGGCTTACACCAAGCAGGTTAAAGCGGCTTCGATTTTGAACAATGCGTTCAATACCACAGGCCCTTACAACGGTGGCGACGGCGTTTCGCTGTGTAACAACGCCCACCCAACTGCTCTGGGCCCGAACTTCAGCAACGTCCCGTCTACGGCTGCTGACCTCAATGAAACGTCGCTGGAACAGGGCATCATTGATGTTGCAGGCTTCACCGACGAACGTGGTCTGAAGATCGCCATCTCTGTTCGCAAGATGATTATTCCGAAGGAACTGCAGTTCACTGCAGAGCGCCTGATGAAGTCAACTCTGCGTACCGAGACTGCGGACAATGACATCAACGCAATCAAGTCGATGGGCATGGTTCCGCAGGGCTATTCGGTCAACCACTTCCTGACCGACAGCGACGCATGGTTCCTGCTGACCGATGCGCCCAACGGCCTGAAAATGTTCCAGCGTTCCGACATCAAAACTGCCTTTGAAGGTGATTTCGATACTGGCAACGTCCGTTACAAGGCACGTGAGCGTTATTCGTTCGGCTGGTCCGACCCCCGCGCAATTTGGGGTTCAGAAGGCTATACACCGGCCTAATGAGAAAAGGGGGCATTTGCCCCCTTTTCTTTTAGGTTGAATAGTGTATATTGCAGTAATTCCGGGGTTATCCGGCATATCTGACAGTCCCGGCTGACGACATGCAGACAGATATGCCATGAATCTCGCATGTGAGGATTGCATAAATGGCAAATACTACCTTTAAAGGCCCTGTCATTTCTGACAACGGCTTCATCGGCCCCGCTGCTGTTACTGTTGCCACCGTGGCAAGTGCTTTGACAGCAGAAGATAGCGGCAAAACCATCTTCCTGAACTCCGCTACTGAATTTGCAACTACTTTGCCCCTCCCGGCAAACGGTCTGCATTTCACCTTCATCGTAAAAGCCGCTCCTGTTGGCACTTCGTACACCATAGTGACCAAAAACGGCGCAAATATCATCAAAGGCATGCAGTTTGTTGCTGCAGATGCCGCAGGTGATACAGGTACTAGCGATGACACGATCACTTTCGTGGCAGGTTCTTCGGTTGCTGGTGACAAAGTCGAGCTCGTTAGTGACGGCACTAGCTGGTTTGCTTACGCTTTCAGTACCTTGGCTGCGTCGATCACCTTCACTACCGCTGCCTAATTAGGAGGTCGCCATGGGGTACATGAGCGATTTACAAAGTACCTATCGTATTACTGACGGGTACGTCTTCACTGGGCGTACTCGCATTAAAGCTGTCTATGTGTCTCCGGACGCAGGGACAGGCTCGGTAGTACTTAGGGACGGCGGCGCTGGTGGCACTGTTTTGTACAAAATTGATGTTCCTGCCGGTAGTAGCGCTATTTACATGTCGCTGCCGGAAGACGGTATTTTGTTTAAAGATGGTGCTTATGCAGATTTAACCACGGTTATTTCTGCTACGTTCTTCTGGGCATAAGGGGCCAAATCATGATGAAAATGAACAAGAAGCGCAAGAAGTCTGGCATGAGCATGGACAAAGGTATGTCCTACGCGAAGTCCAGCAAAAAGGGCAGCATGGGCATGGACATGTATGGCATGGATCAGCCGATGATGAAAGCTGGTGGTGGCATGGTCAGCCCCCGCAAGAAGATGGCTATGGGTTACGCCAAGGGCGGCTCCGTCACTTCTCGCGGCAATGGCATGGCACGTAGCAAGAAGACCATTATCTGCTGATATGGCTCGCCGCAAGGAAAATCCGATTGCAACTTCCGTCAAGTCGGGCAATTTTCGCTCGACTAAATCGGGGGCAGGGATGACAAAGCAAGGCGTAGCTGCCTATCGCCGTGCTAATCCCGGCAGCAAGTTGCAAACGGCAGTCACTGAGGATAACCCTTCTGCCGGGAGAGCGGCGCGTCGCAAGTCCTATTGCGCGCGCAGTGCTGGGCAGATGAAGAAGTTTCCAAAGGCCGCGGCGGATCCAAACAGCAGATTAAGGCAGGCTAGGAAGCGGTGGAAGTGCTGACATGGAAATGATGTTATGGAATGCCGTCCTTACGCTATTGGTAGGCGTAGTTGGATGGATCCTAAGGGAAAAGTCTACCGAACTGCATCGTATTCAGGTGTTGGTAAATCGTACCCGCGAGGAAGTGGCAAAAGAGTATGTAACGAAGGTTGAAGTCCATTCGGATATCAATCGTGTGTTGGATCGCTTAGATCGTCTTGAGTCAAAGATTGATCGTTTTGTGGAGATACACCATGCCCGCCAAGAGCGCTAAGCAGAAAAAACTGATGGATGCAGCGGCACATAACCCTGCATTTGCCAAGAAAGTTGGTATTCCTGTGTCAGTGGCGAAGAAATTTAGCCGCACTAGCAAGGGCATGTCACTCAAAGCAAAGGGCGGCAGCATTAATCGCATTGGCGATGCTGTTTTGCCAGAACGTCGTGACCCGGATATTGGCAAGATGATTAAAGAAGTCAAAGTCCCTAAGTTCAAGGCAGGCGGTGTTGTACAGGTTAAAGGCGTAGGCGCTGCTCGTCCGCAAAAGGCACATATTTGCTAAGTTATGACCACTTCCGGCACAGCGACATTCAACTTAGAGATCGATGACCTGATCACCGAGGCGTATGAGCGCTGTGGTATCGAGTCAAGGTCTGGATATGATCTGACAACTGCTCGGAGGTCGTTGAATCTTCTGTTTGCTGATTGGGCTAACAGGGGGCTAAATCTTTGGACAATTGAACAAAGACAGGTGTCTTTGGTGGTTGGTCAGGCAGAATATACGCTGCCAAGTGATACGGTAAATGCTTTGTCTGCAGTGATTCGTACAGGCACTGGGCAAAACCAGCAAGACATAACGATTGACAGGATAAGCAGAGCAGAGTATCTGCATCTTCCTGATAAAAACACTCAGGCTCGCCCTGCTCAATATTACGTAGAACGGACAATAAGCCCTAAGCTGTACCTCTATCCGGCACCGGATAATGCTCAGCCTTATATTTTCCGTTACTACGCCATCCGCCGCATTGAAGATGTTGGCGCATACACAAATACCACAGATATCGTTTTCCGCTTTTTGCCATGTTTGGCAGCAGGATTAGCGTATTACCTAGCTTTGAAAAAAGCCCCTGATCGTGTGGTAGTGCTAAAACAGTTATATGACGAAGAGTTCACGCGCGCGGCACAGGAAGATCGTGACATAGCAAGCGTGTATTTGGTTCCTGATATGGGCGTATAGGTGCAAACATGGGCGGATATGCAGTAGGCAAGTACGCTCAGGCCATATGCGACCGATGCGGTCAGCAGTATTACCTGAAGGAACTGAAGAAGGAATGGACCGGCATGAAGGTCTGTCAGGAGTGCTACGAACCAAAGCACCCACAGCTTCTGCCGAAAAGAACAATCAATGAACCGATTGCGTTGTTTGAGCCACGGCCGCAACAGCCATCGGACATTGTGGTATTTGCTGGTGCTCCGGGCGATTCTGCATTTGAGAATAACGGCATGATGCCGTACCCGATTGCACAAGCACTAATAGGTGGTTTTATGTTGGGCAATGTCACGGTTGAGATAACATGAATTACACCCAGTTGACAACGGCTATTCAGGACTATACCGAGAACACGTTCCCTTCGGACGTGTTGAAGACGTTTGTCAAGCAGGCAGAGAAGCGTATCTATAACACGGTTCAACTGGCTGCACTGCGGAAGAATGTTACTGGAACCGTGACGGCGAACGATAAGTATTTGCCTTGCCCCGGAGATTTTTTATCGGTGTTCTCAATGGCGGTTATAAAGAGCACTGGTGAGTATGTATATTTGCAGGACAAGGATGTCAACTACATTCGTGAGATGTATCCGACTCCTACGTCCACAGGAATACCGAAGTATTACGCTATTTTTGGACCTGCGGTTGCTGGGGCAGAGATATCTGATGAATTGACGTTCATCTTAGGCCCTACGCCTGCTTCTGCGTACTCAGTAGAACTGCATTACTACTATTATCCGGAGTCCATATCTGAGACTGCGGATGGCACAACATGGCTTGGTGATAACTATGATCCAGCATTGTTGTATGGCTCCTTGGTAGAGGCAAATATCTATCTGAAGGGCGAGCAGGACATGATGGCGTATTACGAGAAGAAGTTTCAAGAAGCATTGATGCAGTTGAAGCGGCTGGGTGATGGCCTTGAGCGCGGTGATGCATACCGCGATGGTCAGGTGAAATACAAGGTGACTTGATGAGTTTTACGCAGACATATACCAACTCGTTTAAGCAACAGGTCCTGCAAGGAAATCAGGACTTGGTGGATGACGATTTGTATATCGCGTTGTACACGGATAGTGCCACTTTGGGAGCGTCCACTACAGCTTATTCAACGACCAATGAGGTGTCGGGTACGGGCTACACAGCAGGCGGCAAGCCGTTGCAGAATGCCACGATAAACATCTCGGAGGGCATTGTGTATATAGATTTTGATGACGTGGCATGGGCAGGGGCATCTTTTACAGCAAGGGGTGCGCTTATCTATAACACGTCTCAAAGTAATAGTTCAGTAGCCGTACTGGACTTTGGTGCAAACCAAACCTGTGTTAATCAAACTTTTACCGTCAGGATGCCTTCAAACACAGCCACGACGGCTATATTTCGTTTTACATAAGGAGCAATCATGCAAAATGAGTCCGCAAAGTCTGGTGTAGTGGTGGGCGCTTCGTTGGAGAAGCCTGTACCCAGCGTGGAAAAAATACTTGCAGGCGGCGTGTTTCACGTTGTTTGCTACGACAAGGATGGCAACGTGAAGTGGGAAGACACCGCCCACAATCTGGTTGTCAATGAAGGCCTGCAGGATATGAACACCAAGTATTTCAAGGGTTCTACCTACACGGCAGCTTGGTATCTTGGTCTGTATGGTGCTGCGGCTTCAAATACCCCGGCTGCTTCTGACACGCTGGCTATTCATGCTGGCTGGACTGAAGAAACCGGCTACAGCGGCAACCGCAAAGCAGTTTCTTTTGGCACAGCAACAACGGCGGATCCTTCGGTTCTAAGCAATAGCGCCTCTCCGGCATCCTTTGCGATTACCGCAACGGCTACGATTGGTGGCGCGTTTCTTTGCAGCGTGGCAACGGGAACCTCTGGCGTTCTGTTCTCGGCAGCGGACTTCCAATCTCCCGGTGACCGTTCCGTGGTCAATGGTGACGTTCTGAACGTCACTTATACGTTCAACCTAGATGCAGCTTGATAGGAGGCCGTGATGGCAGCTTTTGCAAAAGGACAAGTAGTTAAAGTCAATTCGGTTATCCCGTCTGGCCCGGTGCAGAAAATGCGCATGGATGAGGATGGTGTGATCTCGTATTTGATTGAATGGACTGATGTGAATGGCAATACCCATGAGCGTTGGTTTGAGGAAAACGAACTGGTAGCGGGGTAATTTGTGTCTGAAGGCGGCTTCAGCAGCGGCACGTGGGGTGAAGCAGGGTGGGGGTATTCAGTTTATGAGAGGCTGATTACCAACGCAGGCTGGGGTGTCGGTGCGTGGGGCAGCGGTGGCTGGGGAATTGGAGACGGAGGTATCGTCTCTGCCAGCGATCAGACAGCGGCTGAATTTGGTCAGGCGCAGACAAATGAATTTGCTACGGCATCAGATGTTGTTACGGCATTTATTGTTGCAGGCGCGGCGGTTGCAGAAACAGGAACAGGATCGGATCAAGTAGTAGGTAGCTCGGTCAGGTCTTCCAGTGTGTCTGAAACGGGCACAGGCTCGATAACAGTAGCGGCTGCAACAGTGTTTTCTGGGTTGATTACGGAGTCGTCAACAGCGTCGGATACCGTTGCTTCTGCTGCTACGATTGGAAGTTCTGTTAGTGAAACAGCAACAGCGTCGGATACGGTTGCTTCTCTGCAGACGTTTGCAACAAATGTTAGCGAGACAGCAACTGGGTCGGATACGGTTTCTGGTAACCCCGGCTTTGCTCGTACCGTCAGCGAGACAGCAACTGGGTCGGAGTTGATCAATGGCATTCCGGGCATTATTGGGGTAGTGTCTGAAACGGGCACGGCAAGCGATACGCTTACTACGCTGTACACCATAGGGGCTCAGATATCTGAGACGGTAACGGCTAGTGAAACGGATGATGCAAAGGCTACTTTTTACGCATTGATAACAGAGATTGTCTCCGGTACTCTTACAGAAAACGGGGAAACAGGTGTTCCAGCAAATGTGTCGCAGACGGCCCGCGCCTCGGACAGTGTTTCTGGGGCAAGGCAGTGGGAGTTGATCAACACAGGCACCACGGAAAACTGGCAGCTTATTGAAACCATTAGCTAGTAAGGAACTAACATGGCTAGTACGTACAGCAGTCTTAAAATTGAACTGATCGGCTCAGGGGATCAGTCGGGTACGTGGGGGTCAACGACCAACACAAATCTTGGCACGGCACTGGAGGAGGCGATTGTTGGTTCTGCTGACGTATCGTTTTCCAGTTCTGATGTCACTCTGACGTTAACTGATACCAACGCTTCTCAGACAGCGCGTAATCTGCGTTTGAATCTGACGGGCACTTCAGGTGGCGCTCGCAATCTTATTGTCCCGGCCATTGAGAAGTTTTATGTGGTCAATAACGGTCTGGCGGATGCGGTCACCGTTAAAAACTCTACAGGCAGCGGCATTGCAATCCCTGCGGGTAAGACTTCAGTTGTATACAACACTGGGTCAAACGTGGTGGATGCAGTTACTTTCCTAACTGCTTTGCAACTGAGTGGCAATCTTACGATGGCTTCTGCCACTTCTGTGGTGGATGCCAACGGCAATGAGCTAATTAAATTCCCCTCAACGGTTGCCTCTGCCGTCAATGAGGTAACGGTAAGTAACGCGGCTACCGGTGCTAACCCGTCCATTGCTGCTACAGGTGGGGATACGGACGTAGGGATTAGTTTCACACCAAAGGGTGCGGGCGATGTTGTTATCACTAGCGGCAACCTGAGAGTTCCTTCGGCTGCATCGGTGGCTGACTCGAACGGCAATGAGCTTATCAAGTTTCCCTCGCCGGTCGCATCAGCAGTCAATGAGATTACTGTCACCAACGCTGCAACAGGCAGCAATCCTACGATTTCTGCAACGGGTGGCGACACCAATATCAGTCTGTCGTTCGCAGCCAAGGGTACTGGCGCATATAACTTTGCTGGAACCACGGATACAGCAGCGGAAGTTAGGCTGTTTGAGGATGCAGACAATGGCAGCAACTATGTGTCATTCAAAGCGCCTGCAACCATAGCAAGCAATGTGGCATGGACTCTACCAAATGCTGATGGTACGTCAGGGCAAGTTCTTTCCACTAACGGATCAGGCACACTTTCGTGGGCATCAGCAGGTGGCGGTGGTATTTCAACAGGTAAAAGCATCGCTATGGCGATGATCTTCGGATTTTAAGGAGTTATTCAAATGGCAAACCCGAACATTGTCAACGTAACGAGTATTTACGGAAATACCGCCTACGTTATCCCTTCATCTGCTGCAACGGCTACGACTTCGTGGACGTATGACGGCACGACTTCGCTAACTGGCTTAAAGCCTGCAACTGGCACGGTCAACCGTGTGACTTCAATCACTGCGGCGAACACTACGTCCAGTGCAGCGACTGCGACTATTGCGGTGGGTAACAACGCAACTTTCGGTTCTGCAACTGTTGTCACGTACCCGGCATATCAGATTTCAGTGCCTGCTAACTCGACACTGGTGATTATCGACAAAACCAACTCGGTGTACATCACTGAGAATCAGTCGGTAGCTGCATACTCGGGAACCGCATCAGCGCTGACCTTCACCGCGACTTTTGAAGCCATTACCTAATAGGTGAACTATGGGACTGCGTTCCAATCCCGGTAATTTTGTAACTGCGGTCTATAACCCGCTGTTCACTGCTCCTCCTACTGGAGCTACGCCTTCTGTTGAATATTTGGTTGTGGCTGGGGGAGGGTCTGGCGGAGGGTCTGCTGCTAGTGGATATCATGGTGGCGGGGGAGGCGCAGGAGGATTTCGCAATGGCTCTTTGTCGATTTCCGTTGGATCTGCATTAACTGTTACTGTTGGGGCAGGGGGTTCTGGCGCATCGAATGCAAGAGGAAACACTGGCAGTAATTCAGTCTTTTCTACTATAACAGCTAACGGTGGGGGTGGAGGAGGAGGAAATAGTTCTCCATACACAGGAATTGATGGCGGCTCTGGTGGTGGAGGGGCTGGCGGAACTACAGGAACAGCAGGTGGCGCAGGTAATACCCCATCAACTTCCCCATCACAGGGTAATAGCGGAGGAACGGGGGGCAGCGCAAATCCATACAGAGGTGGCGGTGGTGGGGGAGCATCTGCTAGTGGTGCAACAGGCACAAGTAGTGGGAATGGTGGAAATGGCGCAACATCAATTATTTCAGGCACATCACTAACTTTTGCAGGTGGTGGAGGCGGTGGAGCCGAGACAGGACAAACTGCTGGCACAGGTGGTGAAGGCGGAGGCGGTGCAGGAGTTGTAGGTTCGACTACTCCCGGAAACGCTGGTGTTGCGAATACGGGGGGCGGGGGTGGAGGAGCATCAAATGGAGCAACCACTACAGGCGGTGCAGGCGGCTCCGGTGTAGTCATCCTTCGCTGGTCAAAGAACTTCAAGGACTGTGCAGCGACTACAGGCTCCCCGCAGATCATTGCCAATAACGACTATTACATCTATCGTTTCACTGGTTCTGGAACAATTACATTCTGAGGTACGACATGGCGCACTTTGCCCAGTTAGATGAAAACAGCACGGTGACACAGGTCATCGTAGTGAACAACACTGAGCTTGTTACTACCAAAACCACAACTACCGACGACGGCTATATCAATGTGGCAGTTATCGAGTCCGAGGAAAAGGGCATAGCGTTCTGCCGGAGCCTGTACGGTGCAGACACGAACTGGAGACAGACCAGCTACAACGGTTCTTTCCGTGGGAAGTACGCAGCTATTGGAGATGTGTATGACGCAGATGCTGGTGAATTTCGTTCTACTGTCGTGGCTCCTAGCGTTGACGTTCCTGTCGTCGCCCCTGCTGTGGAAACTGAGCAGACGGTGGTTCTGGAGACGCAAGCGCCGGTAGGACTAGGCTCGACAGACATCCCTGCCCTGACATCGGCTGACATACAAGCACTGACTTCTGAACAGATTTCCGGATTGGAGTAAACCATGCCGCAATACCAAGGCGTATGGACACTGCAACAGCAGATGCAAGCCCTGACATCAGGGCAGTGGGCAACCGATCCCTTATTTGATTACACGACGTTACTGCTCCAAGGCGATGCCGGTGCTAACGGCGCACAGAACAACGTCTTCTACGACACCAGCCCTAACCAGTTTGCAATCACCCGTAACGGCAACACGACGCAGGGGAGCTTTACGCCTTTCAGCGCGACGGGGTGGTCAAACTATTTCGATGGAAGTGGTGATTATTTAACCTCTACTGTTTCATCTGTTGGAAGTTCTGGAGATTTAACTGTTGAAGGCTGGGTATATCCGACTGCTAGTGGGGTGCGCAGAACTTTTTTCTTTATTGGAAGCACTGGAACATTTGATTTAAATTTATTTTCTGAGATAACTACTGGAAACGTGTTGCGTTTTTTGATACGCAACGATTCAGTTGTAGACATACTTGATATTTCAAGCACTACGACTGTATCTACAAATACATGGTCGCACGTTGCGTTTGTTCTTTCTGGTACTTCTGCCACCATTTATTTAAACGGGACATCTGTTGCTACTGGGACGTTATCTGGAACTAGAACAGGGACATTTACTACAGGTTCTATCGGAGCATTATTGTCTGGAGGTGCAACTCATTACTTTAACGGGTATATATCAAATTTAAGGTATGTAAAAGGCACTGCTGTGTATACCAGCAACTTTACTCCAAGCCCAACCCCACTCACCGCTATCACAAACACATCGCTACTGACCTGCCAGAGCAACCGTTTTGTTGACAATAGCACGAACGCATATGCAATCACTCGAAATGGTGACACGTCCGTCCAACCCTTCTCCCCGTTCGCGCCACAGTACCAGTGGACTTCGGATGTCATCGGTGGGTCTGGGTATTTTGATGGGACGGGGGATTATTTAAGCAGCACCCAATCTGCATATGCCCCTTCGGGTGACTTTACTGTCGAAGCATGGTTTTATGCCGCGCCTGACTTCTCTGGCTATGGTGGTATTTGTACGAACGCTGCTAGTGCTGGCGGAACAGGGTGGAGGTTAGTTTTATCCCCCACACCAGATACGATAGGGGCATGGTTTAACGGTACGTCATTCACAAACGTCGCCTACAAACCGGGGCAGTGGTATCACGTTGCGCTTGTACGCTCAGGTACAAGTTCAAATAACGTCAGTTTTTATATAAATGGAGTTCGTCAACAGCAGATCACAGATACGACTGCGGTGACATCTCAGAGTTTAGTCGTTGGAAGATATCATTCTGACGTAGATAACTATTACCTAAAAGGATATATAAGCGCTGTAAGGGTCGTGGTCGGGACAGCGGTATATTCTGGAGCATCTTTCACACTCCCAACCGCGCCTTTGACCGCAGTAACTAATACCAAACTACTCCTCAATTTCACCAACGCCGGTATCTACGACGGCACGATGAAGAACAACTTGGAGACAGTCGGCGGCGCTTCTGTCAGCACCAGTGTCGTGAAGTATGGCAGTGGGAGCATGTATTTTGATGGGACGGGGGATTATCTTAAACTTCCAAGCAACGCTTTATATGCTTTTGGAACTGGCGCATACACCATAGAATTTTGGATATATCCAAGCTCTCTTGCTGCCGGTTCTTATCATGTAATAGGTGCAAATGCCACAAATGGAATAGTTGTAATCATAAGTAATGCGAAGGTTGCTTTAAATAAATATGGAGTTGGCGATGTGCTTGCATACAACACAGCACTTACAACTTCAACTTGGTCGCACGTTGCTGTTGTAAGAGAAAGCACAGGAACAAACCAAACAAAAATTTATGTGAATGGCACAAGCGTGGCAACGGGAACAGACTCTAACGATTGGACAGTAACAACAAACTTTGGCGTTGGTGCTAATACATCAGACGGAAGCCAAGCAATAAATGGATATTTAGACGACCTGCGAGTCACCAAAGGCATCGCCCGTTACACACAGAACTTCATCCCGCCCAGCGTGGCACTGCCAAGGCAATAAGGATAAAACATGAGCAACAAATATCCCGGTGGAATCATCACTTCTGGCGCTAATGCTGGGTACTCTGTCGCGTTTGACGGGAATGGGGACAGTCTTACTGCGCCTCAAAGCAACTCTTTTCGCTTTTCTGGCAACTTCACTATTGAAGCGTGGGTTTACGCAAACAGCAGTGCGGGGGGTTCAAACTATGATGGGGTGTTTGACACACGCTCAGGAAACGTAGTAAGTAGTGCATCTGCCGGTATTAACTACACGCCTAGTGGTTATTTAAATGCGTATGTTGCTGGATCAAACCTGACATCCTCTACGCTTCTTGGCGCGAATAGATGGGTTCATGTAGCCTTGGTAAGAAGCGGATCTGCTGTTACCTTATACCAAAACGGTATTTCTGTTGCCACAGGGACTACTAGTGCCAACCTGACAGACGGCTATTGCACCGTTGGAGGTTTTGTAGCTAATGGTTATTGGAACGGGTACATATCAAATGTACGTGTTGTGAATGGCACGGCTGTTTATTCTGGGTCTAGTACTACCACAGCAAACTTTGCTTTGCCAACGCAACTATTCCCGATAACTAACACATCGTTCTTGACTTGCCAAAGTCCTTCTATTGTTGATAACAGCGTAAATGCAGCAACGATCACAGCCAACGGCAACGCAGCGGTTAGCACGTTCACGCCGTTCACCGGTACGCAGCTAGTACCCAACCCCAACACGTTGGCAAACACACAGGGTGTGTGGTCAATCAGTGACGCTGCCTATTGGATGTCGCAGAATAAATGGCCCATGCCGCCAAGCTACCCGTTGCAGTCGCTGCGGTTTAATAGTGCGGATAGTGCGTATCTGACAAGGACACCTACGTCAACCGGCAACAGACAGACATTCACTTGGAGTGGATGGGTGAAAATAGGTAAGAACCCGTACAGTACTGGGGGATATCTATTTAGTTCACGACAATCTGGAACAGACAACTTTGGCATAAATATCAATACGTCCATGCAGCTAGTTGTTGATGGCGCTATTGGTGGAACTGCGATCAATCTTATAACGACCCCTGTATATAGGGATTCTTCTGCTTGGTATCACATTCTTCTTGCTGTAGATACAACGCAGGCGACCTCTACTAACCGGGTAAAGTTGTATGTAAATGGCACACAAGTCACTGCGTTTGGAACTGCGACATACCCAACGCAGAGTAATACCTCTGTCAATCTAAACACCGCTATTCATAACGTCAGTGGTTATAACAACTCTAGTAACTACTTTGACGGCTACATGGCTGATGTGAACTTCGTTGACGGGCAAGCCCTAACCCCCTCATCCTTCGGAGCCAACGACCCCAACACGGGAGTCTGGTCGCCTGTGCCTTACAGCGGCACTTATGGCACGAACGGCTTCCGTCTGTCTTTCCAAGACAACACAGGTACAACTGCAACCACGCTGGGCAAGGATTGGTCAGGTCAAGGCAACAACTGGACACCGAACAACTTCTCAGTGGCAGCAGGATCAGGTAACGACAGCCTGACCGACGGTCCAACCAACTGGGGCATCGACTACGGCAACGGCGGCGAGGTGCGGGGGAATTATGCGACGTTCAACCCTTTGCAAAGTGGAAGCCAAGCAACACTATCGAATGGAAACCTTGATTTATCGTTTTCATCTACAAGCGGTCATGCAGCCGGTTCAACAATCGCGGTTAGCTCTGGCAAATGGTATTGCGAATTCACAAAAGGCACGTCTGGCGTCATCGTTGGATTGATACCAAGTACGTTTGCCGGAAAGCTTGATAACTGGCCGGGTAACAGCGCCTACGGCACTGATAGCTATGGATATTTCAGTGATACCGGAAACAAGTACAACAATTCTACGGCAACTTCGTATGGCGCAACATGGGCGGCCGGCGACGTTATCGGTGTTGCACTTGATCTTACGGCAGGAACGCTCGTTTTTTACAAGAATGGAGTAAGCCAAGGAACTGCGTTCTCTGGTTTAACCGGATCGTATATTTTTGCAATTGGTTATGGTGGCGGTTCTTCTGGCGGAACTGTAATTTCATTTAACGCAGGCCAGCGCCCGTTCGCCTACACCGCGCCCTCTGGCTTCAAAGCACTCTGCACGCAGAACCTGCCGACACCCGCGGTGGGGGCGAGTAGCTCGACGCTTGCGAACAAACAGTTTGACGCGACGCTTTACACAGGGACAGGCTCTGCACTAACGGTAACAAACGCTGGCGCATTTAAACCTGATCTTGTCTGGTACAAAGACAGATCGGCGGCAAGTAGCAATGCTTTGTTCGACGCAATTCGCGGCGTTGATAAGTGGCTGACATCAAACGGCACTGATGCAGAGACAACAATCTCTGGTGTTTCAGCGTTCAACTCTAATGGCTTCTCACTAGGAACTAACGCTGGCGGCAACTTTAGTGGCAGGTCTTACGTCGCTTGGCAATGGAAAGGCGGCAACGGAACCGTATCCAACACCGCAGGATCGATCACCAGCACGGTCAGCGCGAATACGACGGCTGGTGTGAGTGTGGTGACGTATACGGGTAACGGGTCTGCTGGTGCAACTGTTGGTCATGGGCTTGGTGTTGCGCCAAGGCTGGTGTTTGTTAAGTCAAGATCGAACGCTTACAACTGGTGCGTTTATGCGCGAGCAGCGAACGGTGGGAACGGACAAAACGGCGGCTTTTACTTGAACCTGACTGATGCATGGGCTTCTGATGTCGGGTTTTGGAACAACACCGCTGCTACTTCTTCTGTTCTTACGTTGGGTTCTGGATTTGCTGTAAATAACTCCGGCTCTACTTACGTCGCCTACTGCTTTGCAGAGATCGCAGGCTTCTCCAAGTTCGGCAGCTACACCGGCAATGGGTCGGCTGATGGGGTATTCGTTTATCTTGGGTTTAGGCCGCGATTCATCATGGGAAGGGACGCTACCGGCGTTGATAACTGGTGGATTTATGACAGCGCAAGAAATACTTACAACGTCGCAAATAGCTTCTTGAGGCCAAATTTGTCTGACGCAGAAGGAAGCAATACCACCGACGTTATTGATTTCCTGTCTAATGGATTCAAGATAAGGGGCGCTAGTAATTTCCTAAACGAAAGCGGTAACACGTTTATTTATGCAGCATTCGCCGAAGCCCCATTTAACTACAGCCGTGCGAGGTAGGCGATGTGGACCCGATCACTATTGACGAGGATTAAATGCCGCTAAGGAAACTACAGTTCCGCCCCGGTATCAACAAAGAAATCACCTCCTTGTCTGGTGAAGGGGGGTGGTTTAGCTGCGATAAAGTCAGATTCAGGTTCGGCTTCCCTGAAAAAATAGGCGGATGGAAAGCCCTATCTAATACCTCGTTCCTCGGTTCTTGCCGCTCGCTTTGGAACTGGACGACCTTGAACAACAATAACCTGTTGGGCATAGGCACCAATCTGAAGTTTTACATTGAAGAAGGCACGACGTACTACGACATCACGCCGATTAGGAAGACGGTCAATCCGATGCTGGGTAACCAGCCTCCGGGATCTGGCAATCCGTTTACCACGATAAGTGGTCTGACAACAGTGACTGTTACTGACTTTAATCACGGTGCTATAACCGGGGATTTTGTGACGTTCTCCGGGGCCACGGCAGTAGGTGGTTTGACTCTCAATGGTGAGTATCAGATCACTTATGTGAACGTCAACACGTATACGATTACTGCGTCTTCCCCTGCTTCTAGCTCGGCAACTGGGGGTGGTGCGGCGGTAGTGGCGGCATATCAGATCAATACGGGGAATTCCATTTTTGTGGAATACACCGGCTGGGGTGCGGGCTCGTGGGGCGGCATTACTGTGGGAAGTGCCGTTACTCAGGTAAATAATGTAGGCGGCATTAATAATTCGGTTACTACGATTCCTGTTGATGATGCGTCGGCGTTCCCGGCTACGGGGAAGATACTGATCGACAATGAGCTGATTACATATAGCGGGAAGACATCGAATAGTTTTACTGGCGCGGTTCGTGGTGCGCAGGGAACGACGGCTGCTGCGCATGCAGATAATGCGCAGGTTTATGACGCTTCGACGTACAGTGGCTGGGGACAGTCTGTATCTACGGGTACAGGTGACCAGTTGCGGCTGTGGAGCCAGAGTAACTACGGGGAGAACCTGCTGTTCTCGCCGCGGGGTGGTGCGCTGTATTACTGGCAGACCAATAATAATGCGGTGCCTGCGCAGAATAACCGTGGCACGTTGGTATCTGGCACTGATGTGCCTTCAGTGATCAATCAGATCATGGTGTCGGATTCGACGCGGATTGTGATTGCGTTTGGCTGTGATGACTATGGCGCATATGGCGCTAATGCTCAGGATCCGATGTTGATCCGCTGGTCGGAGCAGGAGAATTATGCTGGTTGGACGCCTGCGGCGACTAATCAGGCGGGTAGCTATAGGTTATCCCACGGTTCGCGGATCGTGGGCGCTGTTCAGAACAGGCAGGAGATATTGGTCTGGACGGATTCTGCGCTGTATTCCATGCAGTATTTGGGGCCGCCTTATGTGTGGGGGTTTACGCTGCTCGCGGACAATATATCGATTATTGGGCCTAATGCAGCGGTGACCGCGAACAACGTGACGTATTGGATGGGGATTGACAAGTTTTATGTCTATTCCGGTCGTACAGAGACGTTGCCATGCTCGTTGCGGCGGTATGTGTTTAATGATTTCAATATGCTGCAGGCGTTCCAGTGCTTTGCTGGTGGGAACGAGGGGTACAGTGAGGTGTGGTGGTTCTACTGTTCTGCAGATAGTAATACGATTGATCAATACGTTATTTTTAATTATGCCGAAGGGTCGTGGTACTACGGGACGATGGACAGGACGGCATGGCTGGATACGTCATTGAGGCCGTACCCTGTTGCTGCGACGGTTAGTAATAAGTTGGTGTATCACGAGAATGGGGTGGATGATGGGTCCACGTTCCCGGCTTCTCCGATTACGGCGACGATTGAATCGGCATATATGGACATTGATGATGGGGATCGGTTCTCTTTCATCAGTAGGTTGTTGCCGGACGTTACTTTTGATGGATCTACCGCATCTTCGCCAGCGGTGACGTTTGAGTTGAGGACACTTCAGGCGTCGGGCTCTGGGTATAACACGCCTGCGTCGATAGGCGGCAATGCATCGGCTCCGGTGACGAGAACGGCTACGGTACCGGTAGAGGCGTATACGGATCAGGTGTTTTTAAGGGTCCGTGGACGGGAGATGGCTATTAAAGTGCAGTCCACTGCATTGGGTACGAAGTGGCAATTGGGTTCACCAAGGATTGATATTAGGCCAGACGGCAGGCGAGGTGGGTGATGACATCTGTCATTACTATTGAGTCAGAGGTTCTGACGCAGAGTAAGTCGCCCGCATTGCCTCACGCGCCTGATCAATACAGCCGGGTGTATCAGGATCAGTTGAACAATGTTTTGCGGCTGTATTTTAATACGCTTGATAATCTGATAAGTCAACTTATGACAACCGCACTTCCGTTACCGATATCCATAGGGGGCACTAATACAGATGCCTTTGGTCGGATTCGCGTTAGCCAGCCGTACACGCTGTTTGATAGCCAGAATAGATATGCGGCGGATAATCAGTTTGATGTAGCTACAACCGGGACAGGGACAACAACCTACTTGTCTAACGAGGCTGCGGTCAAGATGGAGGTAACTGCCGGGGGTGTGGGTTCTGTCAAGCGTCAGTCTTATAGATCGTTCCCGTACCAGCCCGGTAAAGGCTTGCTTGTCTTGGCGACTTTCGTCATGGACAGTAGCCAGAACGTCAACCTGACTCAGCGCGTTGGTTACTACAATGACAATAACGGTGTGTTTTTCCAGCGTGTAGACGGGGTGTATTCATTCGTCCTGCGCTCAAGCTCTACCCCGACACCCGGCACTCCTAGCGATGTGCGCACAGTTAATCAGTCAAGCTGGAACGGTGACAAGTTAGACGGCACGGGAGCGAGTGGGTTGACGCTAGACCCGTCCAAAGCGCAGATTCTGTGGATGGACTTTGAGTGGCTGGGCGTGGGCTCGGTGCGCTGCGGCTTTATCATTGATGGTGAGTACATCGTCTGCCATACGTTCAACAATGCTAACGACATCACTTCGGTCTACATGACCACAGCCATCCTGCCGGTTCGGTACGAGATAAGTACATCCTCTGCGCTGGCAGCGTCTATGAAGGCTATCTGCTGCTCGGTGGTGTCTGAGGGCGGGTTTGAGCAAATATCCATAGACCACGTGGCGCGACGCACCACAGTCTTTACCAACATTGATACGGCAGCGACGTTCTATCCCATCGTATCTATCCGTTTGGCCTCTGGGCGTACAGGCGCGGTGGTATTGCCAAATAGAGTACAGTTCCTGCCGTTGACCAACCAGAACTATGAAATAGCGCTCTTAAAGAACCCAACATTGACGGGAGCAACATGGGCGGCAACGGTTCCAACAGACTCAAATGTGGAGTACGATATTGCCGCAACTGCAATAACTGATGTAGGCACCATTGTGCAAACAGATTATGTGACCTCAACCGGTAGCGGAGGCACTCAAGACACTGCGGCTCCTACGGGGTACAACTGGGATTTGCAGCTTGGTGTATCTATTTCTGGCACGAGTGATGTTTATACGTTAGCGGTTCGCACGGTGGATGGCGCAACCAAAGGAAGTGGCGTAGGTTCTTTGTCTTTCTATGATTTGACGCAGTAACCATATTTTATTGAGGGCCTGAGATGGCAGAGAATACACAAGGGATTATGGCGCTGCCTGAAAATGATGATATGCGTCGTCCTACCATAAGCTTGGATGATTCATATGATGCAATTACTACTGCGTTAACTGCAGCGCGCCCTGATGCAGCAGAGGCCATAGATAATACCATCGCAGAAGCTGGGATGGATTTATCTGAACTAACAGATGAGCAGATTGATGCGCTAATACAGGCTATTCAATATCTCTACGACAATCCTGAAGAATACAAGAAAACTGTAGAAGAGCTAATAGCAAAGGATTATATTGACGAGGGGGATCTCCCTGCTGAGTATGATCCTGCGTTTTTATCTTCTTTTGGAATGATGCTCCTACAAGAGCGTCGTTCACGTGGCACATCCACCATGACGCCTCCTCCACAGGAGTTTGCACGTGGCGGTATCGCAGAGGCTGCTCGCATTCTTGCCAGCAAAGGTCGCAATGGCGATACGATGCTCGCTCATATCACACCAGAAGAAGCGCGTTTGCTGCGTAGTCGTGGTGGTTCTGGAACGATTAACCCAGAGACAGGGTTGCCCGAGTTTTTTATTAATAAGATAGTTAGTGCTATTGGTGGAGCATTTAAGTCGGTAGTTGGTGCAGTTAAATCAGCATTTAAGGCAGTAGGCAGTGTCGTTAAAAAGGTTTTATCCAGTGACATAGGCAGGATTGCTGCAACGATTGCACTAAGTGTTTATTTAGGTCCTGCAGGCGCGGGCCTGATGAATTCTGGTTTTGCTGCGGCTACTGCATCAGGTGCCGTGACCCTCGCATCTGGCGGCGATGTTAAAGATGCCTTAAAGAGTGCTGCATTTGCTTATTTCACCACACCAAGTTCCGCTCCTGTTACCAACGCAGCAGGTCAAGTAACTACTCCGGGCTTTACCAATCCCATATCTGAATGGGTAGGCAGCACTACGGCTAAATATGCTGGTAATCCTTTTGTTGATGGCGCGGTCAAGGCATTTACATCAATGCCAGAGTCAGTACAAAAGGGCATCACTAGCGTTGGCTTGGGAACTTTGGCTGGAGTAGCTACTGGTCAAGACTTACAAGACGCTGTCAAAACCGGCCTTACTTCTGGCGCAGTTACCACAGGTATTGAGGCAGTTAATGCTGCAAGAACAGGTATGGCATCTGGTCAGCAGGCATTGAAGACAACTGCGGAAGCTGTGGATGAAGCGGCAGCTTCGAATATGAGAAGCGCTCGCAATGTATTTGAGCAAGGTCTTGCTGAAGGCCCACCAGAAGGCATACTAAAGCCCGGTGCAGACATTATGAAAGCGGGGCTTGGCGCAGCAGATGATATGAGTTCCATGCAGCCTGCAGAGTTGGCAAGAGCGCAGCGGGATTTGTCGTTAGCTGGGGCAGAAAGTACATACCTCGGCGGAAGAATACCGGCTCCCGCAGATAGCGCCGCATTAGCAACGGATGCTACGGCGAGAAGAGCAGGGCTTTCTCCTACCATTCCCTCATATGTTGAATATGACACAGGAATGGTTCCGGGCAATCTTGCAGAGTATGCTCAACAAGGCCCCGGAGGATATCCGAGTAACCTATCGTTGCGCCCTCCTCCTAATCCCGCGGATGTGCTTGACATACCCGGAGTGACCCCAACGGCTGCAGCCGCTCCATCTGCTCCTGCAGGTTTTCCAGCACAGCCACCTAGTGTTACCGAATCCTTAGCTAAAACAGGCGGCGGCGTAAAAGATATTTTGACCGGGGATTTTGCAAAAGGCTATGAGCAGGTAAAAGGCGGCTTGAGTGATCTGTTTATGCCTGCTGGCCCAACGCCTGAGCAGATACAAGCTATTGAAGCAAAGTATGGAGCAGGCACACAGGCTGCAAAAGCTGCTGTGGAACAAGCTACTCCGGGCATACTGCGTACATACGGCCCTGCAACGGCTGCAGGCATTGCAGGCTTAGGCATGATGGGCGGATTTGAGCCAAAACAGCCGCCACCGTCCCAACTACGGCAAGAATTGTCTGGCACTCCCGGCGAAGACCTGATTGCAGGAGCGCCTAGCGAGTATGTCGTACAAAATCTGCCCGGTGTTACCTACAGCCCAGAAGGTCAGATTGTTTCGGTCAACGCAGCACAACCCACTGCCACTTTGGCTGATGTGCAGCAAGCCACTGGCGCTTATGGCATGCCTGCTGGAATGATGCCTCCGCAAGCTATGCCTTCTGCGTATATGCAAGACCCCTATGGCTACCTGTATGCACAGCGTCAGTTGATCCAGCCTACGCAATTGGCAGATGGCGGTTTGGCAACGCTTGGCATGACGCCTACTGTGTACGACAGCCCAGTGATGAATCCCATGATGCAAGGGGGTATTACTACCCTGCGCCATGGTGGGACGCCTCATTACCCGCGGCGCACGGGCCAAATAAGCGGTCCCGGCACAGAGACATCGGATGATATTCCTGCCATGCTGTCTGATGGCGAGTTTGTAATGACTGCCCGTGCTGTTAGGGGCATGGGTGGTGGTAACCGCCGTGAAGGCGCGAAACGCATGTATGCATTGATGCATCAACTTGAGAAAAACGCGGCCCGAGGATAAGCGATGGCAGAAGAAACCCAAATAGTCAGGGAAGCCCCTGAGATTGAGGCCTATAAATTAGGCCTCTTAAAGTCTGCAAAAGCTCTTGCAGAAACCACACCTACGCTGCCTACTTATCAAGTAGCGGGCATGAGCCCAGAGCAGCAGCAGGCAATCTCTGCAGGCACTGCAGGCATTGGTGCATACCTGCCGTTTTTGCAAGGGGCAGCAGGTTATGTTGGTGGCGGCGTAGAGCAGTTTGGTCCTCAGGCTGCACAGCGGTTCATGAGCCCATACCAGCAGCAGGTTATTGACGAGTCTTTGCGGCAGATCAACCGCCAAGGGGACATTGCTCGTCAGAACCTGCAAGCACAGGCCATTCGGTCAGGTGCTTTTGGCGGTAGCCGCGAAGGCATTCAACGTGCAGAGCTAGAGCGCGCGTTGTCTGAACAGCGTAATCAAGCCATTACAGGAGCGCTGCAGCAGGGCTATACACAGGCTCTGGGGGCATTTGAGGCGGAAAAGAACCGACAACTGCAGGCCGCACAGGCGGGTGCAGGAATTGGCTCGTTGATGCAGCAGTTGGGTCAGCAGGATGTCAATTTCCTGTTCAACCTCGGTCAATCAGGCCAGCGTCAGCGCCAAGCAGAACTCGATGCACTGCGCGCTACGCAGCTACAGCAGGTATATCAGCCGTTCCAAAACCTCGCCTTCTTGTCAGATATTTACAAGGGCGCGCCGTCCACGCAAATGATGGCAGGTACTGTGACACAGCCCGCGCCAAGTCCATTCCAGCAGTTTGCTGGTTTGGCAACAGGTGTGGCATCTGGCTTGGGAGCAGCGAAGGTAGCAGGGGTTCTCTAAGGAAAAGACATGAATAATGAGATCATGAAGCGGGCGATGTTTACGATGCCTGTATCAAAAAGCGAGATGAATTCCGGCATCATGCAGGGGTTTGAGGAGCAGGAAGAGGAAATGCCTCAAATGGCACGTACTCCTCAGAATCCTGAAATTCTGATGAATAATCTGCGCGGCGATATGCGTTCAATAGACGCTCGTTACATGGAACTTGCTCAGATGGTTGGCGAAGAGGCTGCGATGGAGACACCTCCTGAGGTGCTTGCCATGTTGCAGCCGCAGCTTGCTACTCAGTCCGCCCCGCCAATGGCTCCTGAAGGAATGGGCATTATGCAACTGCCACAGGGTCAGGAGATGATGCCTCCTCCCGGAGGTCCGGGGATGCCACAAGCTATGCCACCCGGTGGCATGGAGGGTATGCCCCCTTTTCAACCGGGCGGAGCTGAGCAGGCTCCGCCTACCCCTGACGGCCTACCTCCTGTTCGTGCGCAAGCTGGCGGATTTTTTAAAAGTGCGGCGCGCTATGGCAGTGAGGTTATGCCAGCGCTCGATCAATACCTTGGTCGCCTGTTTGGGTCAGTCCCAGAGAATGTTTATGGCGCTGTGCCAATGGTAGGTGCAGATGGCAGGCCAATCTATCTACAGGGCAGAGAAACCGTGCAGATGACCCGAAGTGGCCCTGCTATGGGAGAAGGCACTCGCATTACCCCTGCTACTACACTGGGCGTAACGGATCTTCGTCAGCCGTCACTTCGTCGGGCTATTGGTGAGCCGTTCGAGGAAATAACTGGCATGGCTGAAAGAGGACTGAACGCGGCCCGCGCGTCTTATCCTCGTGCAATGTCTGTAGCAGAAAAGAGTGTTGTCCCTGCGTTAGGGGCAGGCACGGCAGCAGCGATGTATCAAAAGCTGACTACGCCTACCGGCAAACCAGCAGAATCGATGGTTGATCAGATTCCTGATCAAGGCCCGCCTTTACGGGATGAAAAAGGCCGTGAGATTGTTGGCCCTCGCCCAAGACCCGCTTTGTACTCTGGAGAGGCATATACAGGCGAAGCTCCTGCAGTAGAGGCTCCGCCAGCCGCAGAAGAAAAGCCTGTAGCAGCCGGTGCGTTTGATACGCAGGGCTTTGAAGGCCTGACTTCTGAATTTATCAAGAAGTCCTTGAAAGAGGAGAAAGAGGCTGCGCCGAGGACCCGTATGCAGCGCATACAGGAAGCAAAGGCGGAGTACGAACCGCTGTTCTCTGAGCTTCTTGGTGATACTAAAGAAGACATGAAGATGAACGCGCTCCTGCTTCTGTCAGACGCGGGCTTCAAACTTGCTTCAACATATCAGCCAACAGCCGCAATGGCTTTAGGTAAGTCGCTAGAAGGCATGCCGCGAGGCTTTGCTGGTCTGGTGGCAATGGCAAAAGATCGCAAGCTCAAGATCAAGACAGCTACGCTGCAGCAGGCTATTGATGATGTCAATCTGCAAGACAAGTTTGCTCGCGATTACCAACTGGCTGTGCTCAAAGCAAACGCGGACCTGCAGCGCATGGCGTTGAAAGAAGACTATGCAACGCAGCGTGAACTAATTAAAGAAGGTGGCCTTGTTACTGAAGATGCCGGTATGGGCCTTCGCACAAGCAAGACCAAGCGCGGCACATTTGTTGGTAACTCGATTGACCCCAATGACCCAACAGTGACTTCTGCTGTAGGTAGCCGCTTTACCTTGCGTAATACGGACAATCCGTTTGTGGAGTTCAGAGGCAAAGCCCCGTCTACAGTAGAAACAGATAAGGCAGAGCGCATCAAGCTTGGAAATACGCTGCGCGCGCTGGACAATAGTTTGTCCACCTTGGATAACTTGAAGGGCACATATGCGGGTGCTTATAGTCCCGGCACGTGGTTCTCTGACAAGATCAACAACATCCTTGTGCCTATCTCAGGCGGCCTAATCCGTCCTGATGTTGATGTGACAGATACTGCCACACGCATTTCCACTGGCATGAACCAGATCATGAAGAGCATTGCTTCTGCTAATGATCAAGGCAGAGTGGCTGTTCAGGAACAAGAATGGGCCAGAGAAACAGCTAAAGGCATTGCTGACCCCACGGCGTTTTTCACTAACAAGGAATTGGCAGCAAAGCAGTTCAATAGCATGGAAGCAATGCTGCGTAATGCACGTCAGCAGGTGCTGACACAGCTTGGATACATTGATGAAGATTATGTGATGCGTACCCCCAACACGGGTACACAAAACGATCCGTTCATTATCTCTGCTGATCCTAATGATCAAAAGCGTATGTTTACCTTCTTAGGGTCAACCATTGGGACGTTGCAGGACCCCAATGCGCTTGTGTACATCAAAATGCCTAACGGTCGCGTGGATGCCTTTAATCCTGCTCAACTAAGAGGATTGCTGCCCAAATGACAACCATAACCAATACTCGTGGTGAGGTAGTTGATCTTGCAACAGGAGAGATTGTTGGGCGTACCGAGGGTACGCCCACTGTCGTTGCGCCCCGTGAACCTACAAAAGCGGATGTGGCTACAACGGGCGGAGATAGAGTTAGTGGCTTGTTGAACAACTTGTCATGGGGATTCAACTCCATGCTCTTTGCTCTGCCGGATGCCGCAACCAAGGCTATCGGGCGTGGATTGGGCATGAAGGAAGATGATGTCTTTACCTTGGGCAGGCTGTTTAACAAGGGCGAGATGCCTACCAGAAATGCTGAAGAGCGCTACGCGCGCGCTGTTGGCGAAGGCATTGGCGGCACGATGCCATTTACCGGGGTGCTGGCTTGGGCCGCAAGAACAAGGCCGATGGTTACTGCCACCACACGTGCTGGCGAGGGCGTATTAAAAGGCATCGCAAAGGATGCCATTTCTTTTGTGCAGAAGAACCCGCGGCTGGCGGCTGCACTGGACGTAACCTTTGGTTCGGCATATGAAGGGTTGCGTCAGGCTGTTAAAGAAGAAGTCAGCGATGAAAACCCGAACAAGCAGTTGTACGAGACATTGCTGCCCACCGCTGCGCTAGTTGGCCTGCCCATGGCATTAAATTATGTGCCTTCTGTAATGGCAGGCAGGGCGGTGAAGAACAAGATTACCTCTGCGACCGCTGGTCTTGGAGAGATAGAAAAGGGCGCGCTAGAGGGCGTTCCCGGAGCGCGGTTCTGGCAACTTCCGGGCGTAAAGATTGCCCCGCAGCTTCTGATGAAGAATGCCGAGAAAAAGCTTGCACAGGTCTTCGGCCCAATATCCGAGAGCCCCGAAGCACAACAGGCTTTGCGTCAGCTTGAGCAGGCATTGGCTGATCCACGCTTTGCAGAGGCAGGCTTTTTGTTTGATGCTGCTGAGCGCACCATGTACGGCCCTCTCCTGCAGCGCAAGGCTGAGCTTTTAAATCAGTTGGGGCCAAAGGAATTAGAAGCCACAAAGGCACGGATCAACGAGAATCAACAGAAGCTCAAATCCCTGTTTGACTCCATCGCACCCGAGTCGCGGCAAGCGGTGGTTGAGGCATTCCAAGCAGCACAGGCAGACCGTCAACAATTCTTTGAGTCGCTGGTGCGCGCTCAAAAGGATATGACGGAAGCGGAAGTCGCAGCGCTGTCCGAGCGCCTCGGACCGCAGAACATGGATATGATCAACAACGAACTGCGTGGTGCGTTGCTGTCTGCCATGGAGTTTGACTATAGCATGCGCAAGAACACCCTGAACAGGATGGGCTTGCGTCAAGCTACGTCGCCCGAGGGCCTGCCTATGCCTACCCGGGAAGAAGGTAAATCCTTGTTCCCTGCACAGGATATGGAAGAAGCGGCGATGAAACTAATCGCCAAATATACGCCTGACCGCCCTTCCACACGTATTTCTGTCCCAGAGCCAATACAGCGCTTAAAGTCCTTTGTTGAAATACAACAGCAGACGCGTAATGCGCTGGAAAACAGGATGATCAAGCAGCTTACCAATGAAAGCATTGATAAGCAGATCGCTGGCATGGGCTTACCTACTGATCTTGAAGAGGCAGTGCGCAGTCAGGCATTTGCTTTGCTATATGGTAAGAAGACAAAAGGCAGGCGTGGCGTTACTGCAGCAGATATTGCAAAGACGGGGCCAGAAGGCGAGAAGATCATACCTACTGGCATTCCTAACAAGTCCATCGTTATCAATCCAGAGCAGATCAAAGCCGATGCGGAATTGATTGCACGGGAAAATACGTCGGTCAATATCAATCTGCCAGAAGCGCTGGATTACCTTGCTGCGGCTTCTCGCTACCGTACAGACAGCATCGCACGTTACAACTCTGCCATGGGCCGTGGCGCGACGCGCTTGACTGACGCGCAGAGGATATTGGACACCGGAACTGCTGTGTTCAATGACGTTGAAAAACTGATCTTGGACCACGTGCCAAAGATTGCTCGTGAGTACGATGCAATGCGTGGGGTGTTGTCAGATTACAAGGAAGGTTTTGAGAAATCCTTGCCACTGATGATCTCCGGCAGGAAGATGCGTGGCGAAGAGTTTCTGCTGGGCAACGAGCAGATCATGCAAAAGGCATTTCAGAATGCTGAGAATCTGCGCCAGTTACAGATAACACTGGGGGGCATTCCGCAGTTCGATGCCTTGTTAGAGCGTGGTGCGATAGATTGGCTGCGTAACAAAGGCGTTCTGACAGCAGAAGGCGTGGTGGATCCAAAGAAAATCCGCTCCGTGCTGGATAAAAACCGCAACATAGTAGAAGCGTTGCCGGAAGGCATCCGTGCAAAACTGCAGAACGAAGTAACTGTTGCGGATGATTATGTGCGCCGCCTTGGCGAACTGGATCAGCGCCGTCTGCAGGCAAAGAATGCAGAGCTCGATACGCTATTGCAAAAAGCCGCTAGGCCAGATGCTGATCCGCGCCAAGTGCTATCCAAGGCTATTCAGGACCCTGCAACCATGCGTGTTCTGGTAGATGAGTTTGGCAAAGACCCAGAGCGCCTTGCTTCGCTGCGCCGTGCGGTGTTTGATGTAGCTACAGAGGGTTCTGTCAAAGGCGGGGCCTTGAAGTCCTTCCTCGAGCAGAATCAGAAGTCGTTGCAAGTGTTGTTTAAAGATACCAAGCATTTGGACGACCTGAAAGTCTTGGCTGATCTGCAAGCGCGCGTCAATGCTTTTGCCGACGTTACAGGTCAAATCCCTGTATTTGAATCGCTGGACAACTCGCTAAAGCGTGTGTTTGGTTCTGGTATTCAGTTCCTAACCACCACGATGCGCGAAGCAGCAGTCGGCAGGATTGCACCGAGCACCGGAGCCCTTGCTCTGTTGGTACGTCTTAGCGCTGGCTTGGAGAACGAGCTATACAAGCGGATTTTTACCAAAGCTTTGGAAGACCCACAGTTTGCCTCACAGATTGTTCGCGTAGGCACTCCGCAGGAGGCCAAGAAGGTTGCAGGGCAGCTACAAAACATTGGTATCCCGGCAAGCAAAATTGTTCCGGGCGCGGCTCGTGCAGAACTGATAGAGACAGAACGCGCAGTAAGGGGCGAGGAGCAAATTCCTGTGCCGGGCAGAGCAGAGTTGCCTGTGGTGCCGCGCGCTACAGCAAGGGAGATGCTAAGAGCCTTGCCTCCTGCGCCGCCGACTACGGGAACTACGTTCCGTATTCCGACTACGCCACCACCGCGACCAACACCATCAATGGCATCAATGCCAATGTTGTATCCGCAGTTGTTCCCTAACGATCCGTTAGGAGCAATGATTGAGCAGCGTAGACAGCAGTTGTTGAACATGCAGCAGCGATAGGAGTAGTGTGAAATTCTTGACCCAGTAACCATTGCAGCGGCCTTTAAGGCCGCAACCGTCGCGATAGATATGGCTAAGCGCGGCGTGGCGATGTACAAGGAAATCAAGGCTACTGCTGGTGATGTATCTGGAGTACTAAAAGATTTAAAGGAGCAGTATCACAAGATTGTTGACCCAAGCCCTGAACAAAAGCACCAATATAATGAAGAGGTGCGTCGTGTTCAGAAGATTGCAGAAGCAAAACCTGATGAGGTGCTAAATGATATTTGGGACAATCTTGGTGTGTTTGTTGACCAGTACGATGTTATGGTCAAGGCGTACACAGAGTCAGAAGTCTCTGCGAAGTCTGTCTATAAGGGAGACAAATCCCTTGGACGCAGGGCCTTGGAAAGGCTGAAGCTAAAATATCAACTGGATTCTATGCTTGCAGAAGTCAGAGAACAAATGGTGTACCACGCTCCCAGTGAGTTGGGAGACTTATGGACTCGTTTTGAGCAGATGTGGACCCAGATTGTAATCGAACAAAACCAAGCTATCGCTGAGGAGATGCGCAAGGCGCAAATACTGCAATGGCGACGAAGAAGAGCAATCCGCAAGGTAAAAGCACTGGCGGCATGGATTGGGGCAATTCTGTTCGTCCTCCTGTGGATGATTTGGGTAGGGGTGCTCCTAAGAACGAGTCAGACGTATCAGCAGTTATCGTCATTTGTATCGCAATCATGGCGCTAACTTTTGTTATTGCTATACCTCTGATTGGGATAATTCTAATGGACGCGAACAATGCAACAAGTGCGGCAGTGCAGGAGATAAAGAAAATGCGTGAGCTACGCGCACAAATGCTTTTAATGATGCGAGGTGAGTGATGCTGACGTTGAAGCAATTTAAGGAGTTTGCTCCGCATACCAAGTATCCAGACAACTGGCATGATGCTTTGTTTGGCAAACAGACAGAGCTTGATGGTAAAAGTTTGCTGGAGGATTACGACATCAATACGCCTGTCCGTGTAGCTGCGTTCATGGCGCAGTGTCATCATGAGTCAGGCGGTTTTGTCTATCTATCAGAAAACCTGAACTACAGCGCCAAGGGGTTGATGAAGACCTTTGCAAAATACTTTCCTGATGAGGTAACAGCAAAGGCATACGCAAATAATCCTAAAAGGATCGCTAACCGCGTGTATGCCAATCGCATGGGAAATCGTGATGAAGAGTCAGGAGATGGCTGGTTACACGCCGGGCGCGGAATTATCCAGCTTACTGGGGCTGAAAATTATAAAAATTTCGCCATGAGCTTAGAGATAACTGTGCGAGAAGCGTCAGAATACATGCAGACTTTTGAAGGCGCAGCACAGAGCGCATGCTGGTTTTGGGAAACTAATAATTTAAATAAGTACGCAGACTCAGGCGACTTTGTAACCTTGAGCAAGAGGATCAATGGCGGGACAAAAGGGATGGACGACAGGGAGCTACAACATGCGCGTATTCGCCGTATTCTTGGCATTTAGCCTGTTAGGGTGTGGTGATCACTTCCGATACCCTTGTCAGGATCCAGATAATTGGGAAAAGAAGGAGTGCAAACGACCTTACTGTTCAGCTACAGGAACATGCCCAGATCAACTGACTAAGCCAGAGGACATGAAAGATGAACCCGTTAAAACTGATAAGCCAGTTCCTTGCAATGACGCAGGAACAACACGATGCAGTAATTAAATTCTGCATCGCAATTACCTTCTGTTTCACCGTGGTGATTATGGTGGGCATCAGTCTATATAGTGTCGTTTTTGTAACGCAACCGATGTCGGGCATGGCCCCGGCGGACAAGCAGTTCTTTCTAATTTTGTCAGATATGTCCAAATACATTTTGGGCAGCTTGGCAACATTACTGGCGGTTAAAGGCAAAGATGCACTGCCGCAGTTCATCCCGCCTAATTTATCCACCAAGGAGGAGCGGGAGGATAAACCTAGCCCTTCCGCTCCTATGCCTGTATCCAAGCGCGTTGAGCCGACAATAGACCCAATCAGTTCTGCCCCGCCTGTTACCACAGGATACAAAGGCAAGCCTGCTCCTGTCCAACCACCTCACCCGGAGATTGAATGATGAAAAAGCTCGTTGCACTTATTGCGTTTGTCCCGCTTGTTGCCATTGCTGGCGGTGAGATCAAAGAGGTTTGCACTAAGGAAATAAAAAAGGGCAAAGAGGTGGAGGTCTGCAAAAAGATTAAAGTCCACAAAAAGCTGGACGGCACTGCTCCACCGGCTAAAAAATGAATCCATACTTCCTACTTGGCGCAGCCATTGCCGTAGCTCTGGCTTTCGGTTCCGGATATTACAAAGGAAACGAGGCAGGGCAGGCAGAGGTGCAACAGCAATGGGATAAAGAAAAGACCGCCCAGTTTGCCGAGCACGTCAAAGCGCAGGCGGTGGCACGGCAGCGTGAACAGGAGCTTCAAGCAAATGCCAACAAACTACGCACGGAAAAAGACGCTCGTATCAGGGAGCTTAATGCTCGGGCCACTGCTCTTTCTAACAGCTTGCGGGACCGTGCAGCGCGTCCCTCCGCCGATGCCAGTGCCGTGTCCAGTGCCTCCGGCGCTGGATCAGGTGGTTGTACCGGAAGAGAGCTATTTAAAGAAGATGGAGAGTTTCTTGTCGGGATCGCTAGGGAAGCCGACGAACTCCGCGTCGCCCTCAAACAATGCTACGCCCAGTACCAAACCTTGATAGGAAAGTGAAATGAAGATTTCAAAAAAAGAGATTGGTGCTTCTATCAAGCGTTCTTATAAGAACTCCGCAACAAAAGCTTGCCCTTTAGCAACGCAGGATGTGCATGTCAATTTAGCTAATCGAAACCATGCTATCGAGGACTATGGTTATGGGCCATTAAATCCCAAAGAGCCTTCTACAGAGTTTTGGAATAAAAAATCTAAGATGTGGGCAGTCCCTGTAGCAGAGGCAAAAAAATCTCGGTGCTCCAATTGTGCGGCGTTTGTGAAGACAAAACAAATGATTGACTGCATTTCTAAAGGCATGGAGGCAGGAGATAAGCCTCACAAAGATTATTCGATGGATGTCATCGCAGCAGCAAATCTTGGATACTGTGAGCTCTTTCATTTTAAATGTGCTGGATCACGAACATGTGATGCTTGGATAGTTGGTGGACCTATTACTTAAAGGAGACGTTATGAAAAAGCCAGTGTGGGACCAACCGCGGCCCAAGGGCCTTGGAAAGCCAAAGAAGCTAACGCCAAAAAAGAAAGCCGCTGCAAAAGCAGCGGCTGCTAAAGCTGGCAGGCCATACCCTAATCTAATCGATAACATGCGCGCCGCGAAAAAGAAATAGTTTTCGGAAGCTGCACCTCTACTCTCCTTCGTGGTGTGCCGCAGCTTCTGTTTGGTCTGGCGTGATCCCCCTCGCCAGACCATTTTTTTCAAACTTATCTACCTGCCGCATCCAGCGATCCTTGTAGCTTTCAAACTCCCTGCCGCAAGTAACAAACTCTTTTGTTTCCCCGTTCTGTGCAACCATCATAATGACCCCTTGATTGATCTCCGTGCCGTACACGCTGTTATGTGCATTGGCATACGCGGCTAATTGCAAGAAGTAATCATCAATCCATTCCCGCTTTTTCATTCGGTTGGTTTGCTTGAAATCAAGAATGCTTTCCGTGCCTTTATAGACAGCAATGCAGTCTGTTGTGCCAGCATATCGCTTTGGGTAATACACAGGAATTTCTGTGCCCCATACCTCATCTACATCAGGGAAGAAGGTTTCCATCAGGATATGGCCCATGCGGTAGCCTTTTACCTGCAGCCATGTACGCGGTGGGTCCAGTGGGCGGTTCAAGAGCAGCCGCTCGATGACGCTATGCATGTGCGTCCCTACGGTGGCAGCATCATTGCGAATCCTGTCCGCTTCTTCCTTGCCTACTCTTGCTTCCCATTCCAGCAAGAATGCCTTGTCCTTCACAGCATCCAAAATGGTTGTAACGCTGGGGAGGTTTTGCGATTCTTCGTCCACCGTGAGTACGTATTTCCGACCCTGCTCGGTGTCGAGCCGGGTCATCTTGGGATACTTAAATCGATTGCGTATGCTGATTAGCTGCATTAGATTAGCCACTCCTTAAATTTCTCGCCGAGCACTTCTCCGGCTATGTTTATCTTGTTCCTCAGCGCTTTGACAATGTGCTCATCCACCGTCCTTGGCGCAATCAAGTCCACGTAAGTTACATTCTTTTTCTGCCCAATCCTATGCGCGCGGTCTTCTGACTGCAGGCGCTTCTCCAAGTCAAAGCTGTTACTGTAATACACCACCAAAGAAGCCTGTACCAAGGTTAGGCCATAGCCGCCGGTAGATGGATTGCCGACAAAGAATCTAAGCTCACTGTTTGGATCTTCAAATCTTTCCACAATCTCTTGCCGCTCTTTTGCCTCTGTGTCGCCGTAGTACGTAGCAACACTGGTCATGCCGTATTCCTCTTGAAGCGCCAGTTTTATTCTCTCTATATCCTTTCTGTAGGTGGCCCAAATAATCGCTTTGCCGTCATACTCCTGCAGTAGGTTCAGAAGTTCTTCTGTGCGGTTATTCGGGATATCAAGTTCCTGCCCATCATCTAACTTCATGTGCCCACAGGTAATCTGATGCAGCCGCATTAGTTGCGTTAAGGCATTATTCGTGGACATGATGCCTTGATCCACTACCGCCAATGCCATGAGCTTCATTTGCTCGTAAGCTTTTAGCTGCTCTTTGGTTAGCTCCACATCCCGTCGGACGTAGACCTTGTCGGGCAGGTCAAGGCATTCTTCCTTCGTTACGCGGAACGAGAACCTATCAAGCTTTTCTTTTAGCTCATCCAAGTGCCGATAGCCAACCACCTGCTTGAACGTATGGCTAGGCATTTTGCGCTCTACGAGGACCGCGTACCGTGCTTGGAAGGTGTAAAAGCTGCTCATGTTCAGGCATTCGGGGCCCAAGAATTCGCACTGGGAGAACAGATCCAACGGGCTTTTGGTAACCGGAGAGCCTGTAGCTATCCTTCGATAAACGGCATCTTTGCCTATTTTCAGGATACTTTTTGTCCTTTTGGCGGTGTGTGCTTTTATCGTTGTGGACTCATCCACTGCCATAAATGCCTTAGTGCTGCGTAGGAAGGACCGGGCAAAGGTGGCTCCCTTTTCCGTGCTGAATGCCTCGACGTTCATGATCAGAATGCGTAGATCGTCCACAGCATTCCACATGACCGCCATTTCCATCTGCTCTGCCTTACGTGGGGTAGGGTTCCAACACGCCATCTTGTAGGAGACGTGGTCAGGCATATGCTTGGGGATTTCGGACTTGTACCAGTTCCTGTACACACCCTTAGGCGCGATGATCAGCATGGCGTCAATCTTCCCTGCGTCATAGAGCATGGCGGCGTTATTGATGAGCATGAAGCTCTTGCCTGTCCCCATCTCAGCAAACAGCGCGGCATGAGGGGATTCCCAAAAGCGCTGTAGATATGCCGCCTGATGGACAAATGGGCGGTTCTTGAATGGATATTTGTCAACAAAGTAGTTCATCTTTCTTCCTTTCTCGGGCAGGCCTTGACAACCTGTATTTTTATCGTACACTATCCGCACGTTTAAAGAAAGGAGAAAGAAAACGTGAACAGAGTTTTTGTTGTCCAAGAGATGCCGAACCATGATATCTCGTCGGCAATGTCATTTGGCAAGATAGAAATATTGCTGCATAGCAATACACAGATTGCCTTTTCGACAGCGCCATCGATCCGCCGCTTGCGTCGGAAACTCATGGATTTTTCGGATAAAGATTACCTTTTATTAACAGGTGATCCGGTGGCTATTGGTTTGGTTTGTGCCATAGCTTCTTTTAATAATGGTGGCCGCTATGCGGTGCTAAAATGGGACCGTAGGGAGCGCATTTACATCCCTATCCACGTAGATGTAACTGAGAAAGGAGAAAGAGATGACTAATTTGACTAGTCTTTTTGAGAACGACGCCGACGCATTACAGGTAAACGATTCCGACTTGTCTTCTGTGGCTGCACTTGCTAAGCGCGCCAAGGAACTCGAGAAGGAAATCGAAGAGATGGATACCGTCCTGACCGAGCGCAAAGATCAACTGCGTAAGATGATGGAAGAAACCATCCCTGCGAAGCTGCAGGAACTTGGAATGCGCGAGTTCAAGATGATGGATGGCAGCACCATCACCATCAAAGCATTCTATGGCGCGAGTATCAAAGAAGAAAAACGTGCAGAAGCTTTCGAGTGGCTTCGCGACAACGGCTATGACGACATCATCAAAA